AGGCCATATTATCTACACCAACTCTTAATCTGTAATCTCCTGATACTTCAGGGTCTAACATATATCTATTACCTGTAATAGTTCCTTCATCATTTTGAGCAGTCATTGTTGAATATCCTGCTGCTGATGCAGTCATTGGTGTATTTACTAATAAATTTCCAGCCTCATTTACATCGGCTAAGTGGCCACTTGCTCCACTTTTAATTATTATACTCATTTTTTATTTTTATTATTTTATTATACATATATGCTTGTACAAATTACATTATAATCACCAAAACTTCCATTAGGAGCATATGAAGATAATGTAAAAGACACTCCAGGATTTATTTCTACTATATTAGTTTGAATTTGTTCTAAAATATAATCTTCTGGGGTATGAAAACTACTTGTTATGTTAGAAGGAGTAATTATAATAATACTATCATTAGTTACCCAAGAAGCAGATACTGTTGTTTGGGTATATGTTCCTTCTTCACTCCCAGTAAAACCAAAATCAATAGAAGCTGTTACTCTATATGTTGTAGAAGCAGCTCCTCCTGGTGCCCAAGATGCAGATAATGCTTGTATTGCATATGACGAAGATATTGCTAAACTTGCTGTTTGGGCATAGATCCCAAATCCATTTATTTCTGATATATTTGCCATAATTTATTAACTTAATTTATACCAATTATTTGATGGGTTAAATCTTAAAATATATGTTGAACCATCAACATAATATACATATCCTATTATACGTACATACCCTGATGTAGGAGGAATTAATGACATGTTAGCTCCACCATTTCTTATATATACTGGTTTTCCTATATCATCATTTGTTACTCCTGGGTGTATTACTGGACCTTCAGTACCATCAAAAGAAATATCTCCATTCAGTAATATTACTCCTTTAGTAATATTTTCTGCAACATTTAGAGCAATTCCTAACATTTTAGTAGAATTTTCATCTGTTTGTCTTGTAGGAATCCATATCGAACTTGATAATGAAATCAAATTATATTGAGTTGCACTTCCTGATACAGCAGCATTAATTAATTCCCCAGAATATTGGATTGATGAAGCTAACGAAGATTGTGTTTCTTGTTTATATAGTCTATTTATATATGTTTCAGAAAAACTAATAAAATTTGAATTCCAATCTAAAGCTGGGAAACCATCTGTTGTAAGTAAAGTTCTACCACCCCAACCAAGACTAGCCGACCCAACACTATCTATTAAATCACGAGAACCATAATTAATTGATATTAATCCTTCATTACCATATGTGTATTTATTAGTCCAATCTATTGAATTTCCTCCAACACTAGTAAGTAATTTTCTAACTCCCCAATCAATAGATGTTATAGAACCACTACGTAGTAATCTATTATTTGGATTAATAATAATAT